TTGCTAAGCCAAGGCGATGGCCAGGAGCTGGTGGCGCTGTTTGCGCTTAATGCCATGCAAATGGCAAAGCCTGATTTTGAAGGCCTGGCGATTGGCGACACGTTGCTTAAGAACTACCAAGAACCTAAATTGTGCATTTTTTACCGCAGTGGCGAAGTATTGCAACGGCTGAACTCAAGCACCAAGATCGGTGGAACGCTTGCGCCACGGTCGCCTAGCGATATTATCGTTGCCGAATATGCCAACCAAGGACTGCAGGCGATCTTCAGCGGCACTCGCACACCAACCGGCAGCACCGAATTTGGTACGTATCAGCCTGTACGCAATGGCCAAGATTGGCGGCTACCATTTAAGCGGGTAAAGGTTGTATTTGATTACAGAAATATTAACGCCGATACGCAAAGAGCTTTTGCGCTTGCAGAAATAGAACGGGCAAAAATTGGCAGTTTTTATGGTTCTTTTTGTGGCATCAACATGATTGATAGCACATCATGGAACGGAACCGAAAGAATAGTTCAAGCGCTTGATGGTAACGAAATTGAATACACAATATACGCCGATCAAAACGAAGCCAATTTCGCTCAGCATGGTTCTACCGATATTATTAACAAACGCAAAACAATCGGGGAAGAAGCTGATGGTGCGTTTACTATTGGCGAAACTTATGCCATCGGTTCGGCGCAAGGTGTTTGCATAAGCGCTAGCACAAATGCACCTTATGATGGCAGCTTTTCAAAATCATATCGTTTTAAGATTACATCACGCGGAAACGTGATGGCCTTGGGTGCAGGTAAAATTAGGCATTTTGGTACATACTTGGCACCTTATGGCGCGGCCACAACAGACCTGACAATATCCAAGCTTGCCATTGGTAGTATCACTACCACAAGAGCCGTTGATCAAGTTGAAATTGGGATTAAATCAACGGTTTACAAACGGTTCAATGGCATTGTCAATTTTGCAGCTATCCAATCGGAAGCAGTAGCAGATCAAATCGAGCTTGGAGGCGGCAATATTACCTACGGGACATATACGGATTATGGATTTCGATATTCTTTTTTCTATGTTGAATACCGCAAGTCTTCCAGTTCAACATGGATACGGATTTCAAGCCAACCATTTGGCGTAAAAGGCAGTACCCCTGTGAGCCAGTACAATTTTATTCGCATGGCTTTTTACAGCGGCACAGATATATATGAAGTGCGATTTGTTCCCTTGTCTGGTGGCGCGTTTATCAATATTCAGCAAGCTCGCATCCTCGACGCTGGTAGCGGCAGCTTACAAACATTTGAATCCGATGATAAAACTGTAAATATTAGTTATGTTGGCGAACCAAATCGCGGCATTGATTGGTTTGCTGGCACAAACAAAGTTATGTTTTGGGGCGGCGCTTCTGGGCCAGTTGAACCGACCAATAATGCGGTAACTGCTATTGTTCCAGATTCTCTCATTGTTAGTAACCCACCGGCAGAAGGTGTATATGGAACCAGCGGCGGCGATGGCTCTGGACTTACAATACAAGTAAAGCATGAGCCCATCCTTAACTCATTATCTGTTACATCAATAACCGTTGGCTGGCGCCAACGTTGGCTGCACATGGGTGTCCTAGGTGTTGAACGTCCCAGCAGCGCAGGGCAAAGGATCACAAGCGATTTAAGTTTGCGTAGTTCAAGTGGACGCAATATAACCATCAATATAATGCTTTACAGCGTAGCCGTAGATGATCAAATATATAACACCGATATGATTGCAAACGGATATTCAGGTTACACCTACGGCTGGATCAGCGAGTTTCAAGTAAACGAAACAATTCAACCAGTTGGTTTCGATGGCGGAATATATAATGGCGAAGAATTTTATGTAGACATGCCTCCTGGCTGGTCAGCAGCTACAACTCGCCTTGGTGTACGGGCTAATACGACTGAAACTAAAATTGTAAAATTGTTTATTAACGCCAAAGGCAACAACTATGGTTATCGCAAAACATTCACCGTAAACGGCACTAACTTGCCAGCAATTATGATTTCTGGCCTTGAAAGTACACCAAGAATAGAAGCAGTTGCACGTCCTGTTAATATCTGGGATGCAGTTGCTGACGTATACCTATTTAGCGAAGAGGAAGGCAGCCATCAAGATAGCCCCGAGCACCAAATTGTGTATGTTAATGAACAACGCAAAAACAAAACAATACCGCTATATAACAGCCTTGCAATTGCTGGGATGCAACTCCGCAGCGGCAAAGACTGGAGCAGCTTTAGTAACTTTAGTTATTACGCCAAAACCGGACGGACGCTTCCGCTAATGGTTGACTCCAGTGGTGGCGATGTAAACGGTCCAACTGGCATAAGTGTCGATGGCCCCAGTCATTTGTTCCCTGAAATTTTACGCCATTTACTGCGTTCCACGGTATATGGAGCTGGGGCGTTGGTGCCGGAAGCCATGATCGACTGGGACGGCTTCCGCACCGCAGCCAAGGCCTGCCAGGCTAATGGTTGGTTCTTTGATGGCGTGCTATCTGCTCAAACCAACGTGCGCGAATGGGCTTATCAACATGCGCCCTATTTTATGCTGGATTTTGTAATCAAGGGCGGCAAGATTTCACTTGCTCCATCCTATCCAATCGACCCAAGTCAAAACAATGGCTACGCCATCAATTCTGACCGCAAACCCAAAATCAACGCCTTATTTACAGATGGCAACATCATCGAAGACAGTCTGCAGGTTAATTGGTACTCAACTGAGCAACGGTTGGCGCCACAAGTGGTGGTGACATATAGACAGGAAGTTGAAAATGGATTTGCCGAAACCCGCAATGTACTTGTGCGCCTAGTTACGTCCAACGAAACCGTACCAACGGAAGCCGTGGATTTTACTGGTTTCTGCACCAGTATTGAACACGCCAAAACCTATGCCAAGCTGCTGATCCAAGTGCGGGCCAATACGACCCATACCGTCCAGTTCAAAACGTTGCCCGAGGCAGTTGCTTTAGAACCTGGCGCATATTTCAAAATGTTCAGTGCCGCTAGGCATGTAACGTCATTCCAGAATGGGTACGTATTGGACGACGGCAAAGTTGTTACCACCACTAGCCTCAGCGGCCAAACGGTAACCGTTTATTACTGGCGGGCAAAAATGAGCGAAGTTGCATCAGCTTCAATGACGGTAAACGCTGATGGGGTCGTCACCGATCCAAAATTCAATGGTGCGGTATTTACTGTGTACGACCCAGCCGATCAGTATCCTCGCATCTACAAGATAGAATCCATAGCCTATGATGAAGATGGCTTATTGGACATCGGCGCTAGTCATGTCGCTGTAACGCCCAGTGGCTCCATTTCTTACTTAGACTTGGACGACAGTAAATTTGTGATCGAGGTGCAGGCGTGAGTTCCCAGGGGCCTAACTTTCCTGATTTAGTGCCTACAGCACGGTCAATGTCACCTGGCGATTTTGCAAGCAAAGTATTTCGTTCGCAAAACGGGATTGAAGCACGAGTACAGTATGGCAATAAGGCATTTAATAAAACTTTAGATTTAGAATATAGCAATATTACTGATGCTCTAGCAGCATCAATCCACGATCATTATTTAGCTTGTAATGGAACGTTGTATTATTTTTTGTTATTAGAGCAGCCGAAGGCAGGGGCACCTGGCTTTCATAATCCCAGCGGTAAGTTTGTATACGGTCAAGCTTATACCGATGTACCAGGATTTATTGGAACAACGTTTTATTTTGGCTTAGATACAACAAAATCCCCTCCAGCATGGTTTACAACTGCGTCACCAGTTAATGGTGTAGTGACACATCCAAGCTTGAGTTTGCCTGGATTTTATGTAGATGCTGCATCATTGACTGGTTATTATCCAGGCACTAATGCTTTTGCTAGTGCTAGGTATAGCGCCACACCGTTTGGGCTAAAATACCGTTATGCGGAACCACCGCAGTTTAATAGCGTCAAACCTGGCCGCATGTCGGTTACGGTAAAATTAGTTGGGGTGCTTGACTCATGACCTATTACAGCGGCAAAGACGGTACTCTGACCTACAGCGGCAGCCTAGTTGCCAAAGTCTCAAACTGGAGTTTTTCGGCCAGCGTTGACACGCTAGAAACCACGGCGATTAGCGACACCGACCGTTCCTATGTGCCTGGTTTGCGCCAATACAGCGGCAGCGCCACAATTTTTTACTATGAAGATACTAGCGGTACAGCACCTAAGCCGTTGTTGGAGAAAATTATCAGCACCAGCGCCATTGGCGAATCTGGTGTTACGTTAAAGTTGGGCTGGAGTAGCAGCAAATATATTCAAGGCAGTGTCATCATCACAAGTGGCGAATTGAGCTGTGCAGTTGGAGAAGTAATGCAAGCGACGATCCAGTTCCAGTTCACCGGGACGCTAACCGGAGTAACTCTCTGATGGCGGTCTACCTTGGCAACGCGGGCCACATCGAGCTGGTGCGTAGCGGCATTGCTAACGCACTGCAAGGCAACGTGGTTAATTCCTACGTCAATGTAACCAAGGGCACATTTAGCTTTGATTTTCAGGTCGGCACTCTGCTGACGGGAGATTTTGTTGAGTTCAAAACCACCGACGGCACGGATCTTAGTTTTGTTACCGCTTCCGGCTGGGACGATGCCGCACAGCACACCTTTGGCAACTGGTATGTGCATGTTGATCAGGTAGGCAGCATCAGCCTATACAGCGATTTTAGCAATGCGATTGCTGGTGAATCTACCGGTCGCGTAACACTGGCAACGATTGCCCGCACCATTCCGATCACATGTTCCATCGTGAACAGCGTGCCCAAAGTGCTGGGGCAGGTGGTTAGCTATGAGCTAACAACTGACCGCGAGACGGTTGATACTTCTGCATTAGGCGATGAATTTCGCAACCAGTACAGCACTTTGATCACTGGTAGCGGCCAGTTTGACTGCTTTTTTGATTACCGATACGCAAGTAGCTCACGTTACCCAGTATCTGCTGAGCTACCCATTTACCTGCACAACCTACTGCTGCGCCAACAGTTTGGCTCTGAGTTTACGGCAAAGCTCTATATAATCGGCAGCGGTTATGGCCAAGGGTCAGATGCAGGCAACGATACGGTCTGGCACGAAATTACGGGCATCGTCACCCAAGCGGGCATAAGCTGCAACAGCAGCGACGCCATGCATTCCACCATAAAATTTGTAACGACTGGCCCGATTAAATTACGAACTGAAACAGTTGTAACAACGGGGTATCTGCTCCAAGAGTCCGGCAGTAGAATCAAATTACAGGACGGCACTGGATTCCTGGCCTTGGAGGGTGGCGACTAATGGCAGACAAAAAAATTACAGACTTGCCAGTTTTGGCCAGTGGAGCCCTTGCGGCAACTGACCCGCTGGCTGTGGCTAGTCTTGCCGGAAGCGAAACCAGACAAATCACAGCCAAGGATTTTACTCAAAAAGCCATCACGCTAATTGATGACGCCTCGATCCCCAGCGCAAAGGTTAATTTAAGTGGTATTAGTGCCGCCACTATTGCAAACGGCACGATAACTGCCACCAAACTCGACACCAGCACAATCCCAGCCACTGGCGGCCTAGCCGTATCCAGCGGCAACCTAGGGCTAGTCGCACCAACCAGTCCCATTGTCCGCAATGCTGGCACTGGTTCACTAGAACATGCTGTCAGCGGCGCAACAGCAGGCACATATACCAAGGTGACAGTGGATGCCAAAGGGCACGTCACAGCAGGTACCACGCTTGCTGCGGCTGATATTCCACTGGCCACCTCGTCAGTGGTTGGCGGCATTTCAGTTGGCAGCGGCCTGTCCGTTACCGGCGGCGGCGTACTAAACCACAGCAATTCTGTTGGCGCTGGCACTACCAGTGGCATCACCCGTGATGCACAGGGTCACATCACCGGCGCAGTTGCGTTGGTGTCGGCTGATCTACCTGTTGCTAGCGCTGGCGTACCAGGTGCTGTTAGCCCAGGCACAGGCACTTCAGTCAA